CCCCGAAACAGTTCAGGAGTCTTGCTTGTATCGTATCCCATAGACGTCTGAATACCGAGACCCTGTGCAGTCAGTACAGCATCCTGGTTTGCACCCAGGTAGACAAACTTCCACGGCTTGGCATCAACCAGATCCTTGACGTGCGCAGCCGTATACTTTGAAGATGAGTTCTCCTCCCCATCAGTGAGGATAATCACCATTACATCATCGGACAGGTTCATCTTGAGAACCTGTCCCATGGCGTCATGAAGTGCCGTCCCACCACGGGGGACATACGTGTCACGCGTCAGGGGATTCACCTGGTCGATCGGTACCTTCTCGTACACGGTGTTGAACTCGTGGTCAAAGAGGCACAGAGTCATTGTACCACCAAACTCCTTCTGAGACTCGACAAACGTATTGAACCCCTCGATCGTGTCGTCGATGCACGACTCCATAGACCCAGAACGATCCAGGAGAAACACACGCTCCATGCTTACTTGATCTTCAAACGTCTAGAGTTTTTATGTGTGTTTCCCATAGGGCGCATGGTGGATACTCACTATGTCCTTGACCTGGACGTAGTGCGATCAGCATATAAAACCTGGATCACTTTATTTCCAACGGTAACACCATACTATGCCGTCAAGTGCAACCCCAACCCAGTACTCATACGAACCCTTGCAGAGCTCGGATGTGGATTTGATTGCGCTAGCCCGAGAGAGATTGAACTCGCAAAGGACATTGTCGACCCAGCACGCATCATTTACGCCAACCCATGTAAACGACCCAACGACATCCAGTACGCTTCACGAGAGGCGGTTCAGAGGACGACGTTTGACTCGATTTGCGAAGTTGAGAAGATGGCTCGGTACGCTCCGACTATGGAACTGGTTCTCAGGATCCGCGCGGACGACCCAACAGCCGTATGTACCCTTGGTAATAAATACGGCGCTGGAGAATCCGATTGGTACACTCTCATCGAACGTGCACGAGAACTCAGACTTGGAATTACTGGTGTGAGTTTCCACGTGGGATCAGGCGCTCGATCCACCCGAGCCTACGCAGACGCCATTTACACAGCGGCTCGCGCAATTGACGTTCTGAAAGAGTACGGGTACACACCAAAACTCGTCGATATTGGCGGGGGGTTTTCATCCAACATGGACATTGAGGATGCCGCAGAGTGCATCAATGACGCACTCAAAGAAACTGGACTCGATCAGTACGAAGTCATCGCCGAACCAGGTCGATTTTTTGCAGAAAATGCCGTCACATTGTACACACCGGTCATCGGCACAAAAGAGGGATCAGTCACCATCGACGAGTCACTCTACGGTGCATTCAACTGTATGCTCATGGATCACGCCGAACCCGAACCAGTAGTAGACGAAGACCTGGAGTTGGAAAACGTCACATTGTTTGGGTCAACATGTGACGGTGCGGATATCATCGCACGTAATATTTCATTGCCTGTAGGGCTTAAATTAGGGGATGTTCTCGAATGGAAACGTATGGGTGCTTACACCATGGCAGCCACGACAAATTTCAATGGAATTCCATTCAACCAACGTCAAATAGTCTATGTCAACGCCTAGAAGCAGCACCACTCCTTTGGTAGCTTGACACGACCAATCTCATTTGCAATATCTTGAATCATATTTTCATTCAAAAGTACACGAATTCCTTTCATAACGACAGGTGGAATAATATCATCGGGTGTGCCCTCGATGCCATCCTGACCACGAGCAACAATTTCAAGAACATCAATGATGGATACATTCACCTTCATATCCTGAATAAGCATCTTGGTTGTCCGAATCACATCAATTGGAGTCTTTGGTGGGTACGCCTTGAGCTGACTTTTGAGAACATTTACAATAACAGCATCCATTTATAGTTAGAGAGTATTAAATCTTAAGTCCAAGTCGCGGAGCGACTTGTTGCCCCCCGCTCAGCTTCATTCCCAAGTCGCTCCGCGACTTGATCACATATACATTGCGCGCAAAAGCATTGGGTCCTCGTCTGGGATGAGTTCCTCACACTCTGATACAAGATTTACAGTCGATGAATCTTGTATACGGGTAATTTTTGATTCAAAAAGAACCATATCGGTTCCTGTTGCCCGTTTGAAATCACTCGCAGTTGCAATGTCTTTAAGTGCCATGAGATACCCCATTGCGTAGTTTGCATGAAGAGTCTTTATCACACTGGATTCGTCCTGAGCAGACGCAACTGCGTATCGAGCTGTTTGCCGGTACAGAATGCGAATTTGTTTGTCAAGGCTGCTGGGGGACGACTGACGAAAAATGACAAGGACGAGGACAAGGATCAAAACTAAAACAAGTACCGTCTCCATTACACTCTACCCACATAATCCTCGCATCTCTGCATAACTCATTCCACCCTGCACAAACTTTGCCATCGCCTCCGTCTGAACTTGGTCATTGATGATCTGTGCACAATGACCAAGTTTCTCGTCAAACTCGTAAATCGCCTTGAGTGGTGCGTCCGGGCACTCTGGTGCACCACGAGGGGTTGGAGGAGGAGTCGTGTATCCCTCTGGAATGTCAGAGGCCCACCCGTAAAATGATACTGCAAGAGGCTTTGGCTTGTGATTCATCTGTGTAACCCGATACGCCCAGGCATTATCCAGTTCAAGAAGCTCCCATCCAATAGGACGGTCTGGTTCAATTCGAGACTGAACTGAACCGTCTTTGCAAATTACGTACACATCATCCTTCTTAGGGCGATCCTCGAGTCGATCTCCGTAAGAGTATGTAGATACAGTGGGTTCGAGAGTATTCTGTGACGAATACGGAAGAGGGAACGCCTTGAACATAAGACCGGGGCGGATGAGAGTCGTCATTTTTGGTTACTTTGCTTTACATCATTTGGTTTTGGGCGTGTACACAACATGTTTTCTTTGATGCGTACTGCCTTTTTCGAATACACGGTGTACTCTGAATGTTTACGTGCTGAATCGCGCTTACGTTGGCGGTCGTCTTCCATTTTATAGCTTAACAATCCCATTGTTTATGTCTGGGTATCGTGGATTTTTGCTGATTCCGAGATAGTATCCCGCCTGGGTCTGAACGCCTAGTACACGGTGAATAAAGACAGCGACGAGAATCCAGGCGAGGAGGAATATAGCCCACGCCTGGGCTCCTTTGAGCTTGAATACAAACGCTCCGACGAGCCCAGATCCCATGAAGAATGTGAGCCAATCAAGAACGGTCATATCGAGTATTTTCATTAATTTAGACGGAGAGATTTACTTCTTCTCTGCCATGTAGTACGACACACTCTGGAGACGAGACAGGATCATCAGCACCACGACGGACAGCAGAGTCGTGAACACTGCGGACAGCAGGTAGTAGCTGCCGCCGTTCTTGGCGACGTTCACCAGCTGGGAAATCACCCAGCGAATCACATCCATCCATGCGATGGCTGTGGCAAAGAAGAAACCAGCGGCAACGGAGGGGGCAAGGACGCCTGCTGCGCCTGAGACGATGCCTGCCATTTTACTTTAAGTGTAGAAAAAAAGAGGGCTTCAGGTGTCCATGGACACCGCCGCGCAGCAGTCTGGGAGTTCCGAGAATGAACGGGGTCTGTGACCCCGTTCGGACGTCACTCGTCATCAAAAAAGTAATACCCTGGACCCAAGTCTACAAACGGCAAAGGATCCTCTTCTTCGTCGTCATCTTCGTAGTCCTCCTTCTGGAGAATCACCGAATATTTGACTCTTGGAATCAACTCTTCGTCTTCTGAGTCTTCTTCATCAAAGAGCTCATACATACTCTTCCTTTGCTTTGTTGACTGAGTTTTTCAACGCACGTTCTGCTGGACTTTCTGGGTCCCATGCATCCCACGAATCTGCACATGCATTCATCTGAAGAGCTTGTTCGTCTGTTCCATCGTAGCGCGTCCATCCAGCCTCTGCTTCGTCCTCCTCTTCGGCTTCTTCGTCCTCGTCAGAGTCCTCCTCCTGGTACACTTCTGGAAACATACTTCCAATTTGTTTGCCCGTGATGTTTCGCGCGGCATACATCAATCCGTAACAAATGTCCTGGGGTGAGACACAGTCACGACCACACGCCTGAGCATAATGAGCTGCAAAGACGACACTCGATTCCAACACGGGAAGAAAAACATCGATCGCTGATTGCTCCATGAAATATACAGCGTGTATTTTTTTATACAGAAACAAAATCTGGGTAGGTTATAGACATGTCACTTTCGTTGCTTCAACTTCGAAGTTTAGTATCAGACTTTATTGAAAATCCATCGTTGACAGATATAGAGTCTTTAAAAAATATCACCACTCCGAATGTTTCTATACAAAATATTCTTACAGGTTTACAAAAACTTACAAATATAGATGATTATATAGGTTCTCTTACAAATCTCATAAATTCAATAAACAATGTAATTTCTCCTGTGCATGCACCTGTGTCGTTACAGGACGTTGTTTCTGAACTTACTCGTATAAGTGAAGTTGTGGACGCCCGTGATCAACAAATACTCATTGGTGATTATATTCCATATATTTCTCGGTACATTGATACTTCAGTACTGAAATCATCTCTTGGAACAAATAATCAAAAAACAACTATTAGTAATTTTGTTCAAAATTTTATTAGTCAAGTCAAAAATGTCTCATCACTTTCGTTGCTTCAACTTCGAAATCTGGCAACAAACATACTTGAAAATCCACCTGAAAACCAAGGGTTATCAGAACAGCAGTATATTGACTCTTTGAAGAACGCAATTTTACGTATTACTGTTCCAAATGTTTCTATACAAAGTATCGTAAACACTTTTCAGCAGCCAGCGAGCATTTCTGAATTAAATATTGCTCTTCGGAGTCTCGTGAGTGCAATCGATGTTATTGTCCCTCCCGTTCATACCCCAATATCACTACAGGATATAAGTTCAGAACTAGGTAGAATAAATCAAATTACAGACTTGCAGGATCAACAAATACTTGTCATCAATTACATTCCTTACCTTTCGCAGTATATCAGCACTTCGGATTTAAGAGCCTCTCTCGGAACAAGTAACCAAAAAACATTCGTAAACAGCTTTGTACAGGATTTTAACAGACGTGTTTATGATTTTTCAGATGTTCCACAGTTTCAATTTATCGTCCCGTCGTATAACAACTACGTAAAAAGTTTACAATTGGCTCGTTCGAAACAAGAAGCTGATGCTGTAGTCGCTGCATACACAAACCTCATTTACAGTTTAGTACACACGAGTCTTGTGATCCCCCCGTGGACCTTTCCAACTGAAGTGTCAATTTCGGGGTTTTATACACAAACAAAATCATCAAACACGGCGTTTATGGTCTATTTGACTGAACAGACACCGGGACTCAATATATCGAATGGATGGGTCGTCACTGGACTTTCAGGTGTTTATGGAAATGTACGAGTCGTCGAGTACACTGCAAATGTATACGGAGATGTTGTCATTTCAGTAGGACCTCCTGCAGTCTCATTCCCCTTTGTGTCAAATGCACTCGTCGTGTCGGATCAGCCAAATCTTGATATGAAACCGAGTTCAATCATGCGGTTGACATTTACACCGCCTATCGCCGCGCCGAGTTCAGTCGTGTCAAATGTCGTCGCTGCACCGAGTTTTGGATACTACGATCCAAGATACTTTGATGCGACAAACATCATAGGAACGCCTGGTGAACTCAGAGACTTGAATTCAAATGTCATGACATCTGAAGGGCGAGAAGTCTACACTACAGTTGTCGATCGTGGAGCTGGAACGGGTGCACTCACGGCACTTGCTGCAGTTGGTTCCCAAGACAATTACATGTATGGTGGCGAATCAAAGTGGACGCCACAAATTCGTCAACATACACCTTTTGTGATTTCACAACGACTTACAATTCCGTTAAGAGACGTAGGAGGATATCTTGGAAATACAGTTCAAATCAATTTGTTTCCAAAAGAACGAGGTGACTTAATTTCAAACATGTACCTCAAGTGCTCGCTTCCTGCACTCCCAGTGGGATACTACTACACGGAACTTACCGGACGAGCGATTATACAAAAGGCTGAGTTTTTAGTCGATGGAGAAGTTTATGAATCAATCACAGATGATTGGTATGTCATCAACGACCAGTTGACACTCGACGCTGATGAAAAACTCGGAATGTACCAATTGATAAGTAACGGTACACCTGAAAACACAAATGTGACGGCAACGAGTCAACTCAGTTTAATTGTACCTCTCGAATTCTTTTTTTGTCGGCGATACACTCACATGCGTGAAAACAAAAAGCCGTATTTTCCCATGTGCGCGCTTACAAACTCGACAATTTCGGTACGATTCACCTTCAACAAGGCTTCATGGATTACAAATGCACCAATTTCGGTCGATTTAATCAAACCTCAGTTACTTCTCGAAGAGATTACTCTTTCTCCAGAGGAAAGACTGTTTTATAGAAGTCAGCCTATCAAGTTGAGAGTTCCGCGTGTTTGGCAAGAAGCTGTTCAGCCCTTTTCAAATGGAATTGCGCGTCTGAATCTCACAGCCAATTTTAATGTATCAATGATGGTATGGTTTATTCGAAATAAAGCCTACGAGAATGAAAATAGTTCGTATTACGCATCCAGATATTCATACGGATACACGACGAATTACATCGTTGCTGCGACACCTGTGACATTTTTCAACGGGGTTCAATTAAGGTACATTGACACGATTGACTATGCGACATTGTACCTGAATAATAATAACGTTCTTTCAAACTTTCCAGGTGGTCTGTATTACACATTCAAACAAGCAATCGATCACAAGCTTTCTGTGCCGACAAAGAGTCTGTACATGTACTCTTTCAGTGAAAGACCTTTGCAATATAACCACGACGGAGGAAGTATCAATTTTTCTAAACTCAATTCGCAAACGACTCACCTCGATATAAAGTTTTTGGAACAGTATGCTCCTCAGATTCAATCTGAGTATTCGCTCAACTTGTACTACTATGGATATGTAAATATAGAAATTTCAAACGGACGAATTAACCGTATTTGACTATGAAACAATCAAAGCTTCCTGAGTTTGGAAGCGTGGTTGCGAAAGCCGAACCGTCTGAGTTATAAAATGTCAAAGGGTTTGAATCGTAAAAACCAGTGACGTACAAGTTCCCTAAACCGGAATAGAGATGACACTTCTCCAACTCGCGCTCGGGGATGTTTGTGTAGTCCACGTAATTCCGTCTGGGCTGGTCATCACATAGTACGTAGTGAAAGCTGTTCCAACTACAACAAACTGCGTTCCAGACCATATGACACTCTTCCAAGTCCCGCTCGGGGATGCTTGTCCAGTCCACGTAATTCCGTCTGGACTCGTAATCACACTGTACGTACCTGTATCACCAACTGCAACAAACTGCGTTCCAGACCATGTGACACTCGCCCAAACAAACGCACTCGGGGCTGTTTGTCCGGTCCAAGTAATTCCGTCTGGGCTCGTCATCACATAGTACGTACCACCAGAACCAACTGCAACAAACTGCGTTCCAGACCACGTGACACTCGACCAACTCGCACTCGGGGCTGTTTGTCCAGTCCATGTAATTCCGTCTGGACTCGTCATCACCCTGTACGTACCACCAGAACCAACTGCAACAAACTTCGTTCCAGACCACGTGACACTCGTCCAATTTGAACTCGGGGCTGTTTGTCCAGTCCAAGTAATTCCGTCTGAGCTGGTCATCACCCTGTACGTACCGCCATTAGAAACTGCAACAAACTGCGTTCCGGACCATGTGACACTCGTCCAAGCACCCACACCCGGGGATGTTTGTCCAGTCCACGTAATTCCATCTGGACTCGTCATCACATCGTACGTATCGAAACCTGCTGCTCCAACTGCAACAAACTTCGTTTCAGACCGTGTGACACTATTCCAAAACGCATTCGGGGCTGTTTGTCCGGTCCACGTAATTCCGTCTGAACTCGTCATCACACTTCCTGCAGTACCAACTGCTAGAAGAGTTACGATAAGAGTGCTTATCGGAGCAGAGGTTGTCGTCGGACCATTACCAGACGCGTTCGAGGGGGTGATTGTGAACGTGTACGATGTATCAGGTGCCAATCCCGGGAAGGTGAGAGACGTTCCAGATGTTGTTTGCGTAGTTGTCGAAGGAGTTGAAGTGATAGAGTATGACGTTGCACCTGCTGCACCTGTCCATGAAAGGTCGACGGTAGATGACGTAGCACTGCTCGCAGTAAACCCTGTGACGGCTGATGGCACTGGCAGTGGCGGTGGCGGCGGCGGTGGCGGTGGCGATGGTCCTACAGAAACTGGTGGAGTATAAACTCCACTTGAATGAGTTATAATGTAATCAAACACGTTACTTACCGTACCCCCTGTAGAACTTGATATTGACATTTGAGTTGTACCACCCTCTCTCAATGGTTTTACAGTAATTCCATCCCCGTCTTTGATTCTAAAAAGGTTATACGAATGAGCATAAATTCTCACATTTCGTGTACTCGAAGGACTCGCTGAAAGTGTCAATGAATGTTGTTGGCGAGTGATGGCTGACATGTTCATTTCACCAGTTGGCTGATCGCTTTCTGGCTGAAGTGCAAATGAATACATGTAGTAGTTACCTGTAGGAACACGTGTGTGATATTGCACAGGCTGCAAAACATGTAAATATTGGGCGGTTGCGTAGTCACTCGTCACAAAGTCTTGGTTATTGAAAGTGAGCTGAAGATTTACGAGATGGTTTCCATAATCGTAAACATTCGACGCCGCGTCACTCTGAATAACCCAAAAGAGTTCCTTGACGTCATTCACAAAGTCAGTATAGTATGTGTATGTTGTTTCTGCAGTTGATGTCGGAATTTTAAATTGTAGGCGCTGAAATGCATGTGTGAGGTAGACAAGTTCATTCTTCTTGAACCAATCTCGCTCAGGTTGTGAAAGGTATACGTACTCAACAAGTAAATCAACTTGGATAGTTTTCGTATAAATTGAGGTTGTGAAAACGCTCGATGGGTTAAAAACAACTCGAAACTTCGGCGCTTCACGAAGAGCAATCAACGGAATTCCCTTTTTCAGAATAAGAAACGGCAAAGGAATGTGGTAGGAACTCAAAGCCGTTGTAGTTCCTGTGCCGACTAAATTCGACAGGGCACTTTGTTTCGCCTGAGGAACTTTAATATCGCCGAGCATGTACAGATTTTCACCATAGATGCGCTCTATGAGTTGGTCCTTGTACGACAATTCGATGCGATCAATCATTGCAGTTCCTGTACTTGGTTGCACGGTAGTTGGTGCATCTGACGGCCAAGTCACACGGAGATACATAGAGTGTGCCAGGTCACCCACCTTAGAAATCCATACTGTGATATCATCCCCCCAATGTACGTCTTTTGGAAATTGCAGACGTATCGTCTGTCGTGAGAATTGAGCTGGGAGATTCTCCATATTTACAAAGCAGAATTAAATAACAGTCCTCCGATCCCACCTTGGTAGCCGAGAACGTTAAACGATTTGCTGTACACTCGTAAGTACAGATCTGATGTTGGTGCCGATGCCAAAGTGACGTCCAGTACTGGATAGGCTATACGGGACATGTTGAGTGTCCCGGACGGATGAAGTTTCTCTGGATCCAATGAAAATGAGTACACGTT